CTATTGGTGATTGCCTGAAGGCAAAGAGACTAAGTGAAAGAAGTTCAGGGCCAGATGGCCCACGAATGGAATGCCGACCCGTCAAGGCTAAAATAGAAATATGGAAAGAAGACGGAAAAAAACACATCCTCAAAATAATTGAGGATTAATATAACTAACTATAAGGAAACTAATGACTATAGGAAAAATTAAGTGGTTTAATCCTGCCAAAGGATATGGATTTATTGAACAGGAAGGCAAGGATGTCTTTTTGCACGTATCGGCTTTAGAAAAAGCAGGTATTAGTACATTACAAGAAGGAGAAGAGATAGAATTCGAGATAGGAGAGAACAAGGGAAAAGAAAACGCAATTAATGTTAAGAAAGTTTCTTAAATAACAATAATGGAACCGGTAACTTTTTTTTTAACCTGTTATACAGTTTTATGGGTAGTAGGAATGCTCTCTTAAAAAGGTATGGCAATTATAGTAAGCTTCTGATAAATTATGAAAAACAAATCTATTAAAGGAGATCTACTATGATAGGTAAAAAAAACTACAAAAAAATTAAAGTGCCAAAAATGAATATGGGTGGTCGTACAGGTGATATGATGTATTCACGAGGCTATGGCGTAGGCGAAAGATCTAAACGTGTTCCAACAGAATTAATGACTGCACCAGGAATGAAAAAAGGTGGAAAAGCTGGAATGAAAAAAGGCGGTAAGGTTGGAATGAAAAAAGGTGGCGTAATCAAACGTCAAACAGGTGGTCCAGCTAGAAGAAATTTACTAGAAGAAGTAGGTCGAATTGATGCAGAGCGCATGAACCCTAATCGAAGAGCCGAGAAGTCAAGAGTCATAGGCGAACTCAACAGAGGCTACAAAAAAGGTGGAATAACTAAAAAATCTAAAGGTGGAAAAGTTGGTAAATAGGAGATTATATGCCAACTTATGCTAGCACAGCAACATTTGATTTATCTATTGATGAAATAGTTGAAGAGGCGTTCGAACGATGCGGTTTACAAGATCGTAGTGGATACCAACTTAAAACCGCTCGTCGTTCTCTTAATCTTCTTTTAGCTGAATGGTCTAATAGAGGACTTAATCTTTGGACTATACAACAGCAAACTGCTGCACTTGCGGCGGATGTTACTAGTTTAGCGGGAACAGCTCTATATGGATCAAATGCTAATGCCGCATCTGAAATTGTAGAAATTACAGATTTGGTTATTCGTGATTCTAATAATAATGAATATTCGTGTTCTCCTATTGGTCGTTCAACTTATTTAAACTATACAGTTAAAACTTCTGGTGGGAGACCGTCACAATATTATTTTGAAAAAACTATTAATCCTACTTTGTATTTATATCCTGCGGCCGATGTAGCTTACACTGTAGTTTTTTATGCAATGCTTCGAATGAAAGATTCAGGGGCTTATACTAATAACAGTGAAATTCCTTTTTCCTTTTTACCTTGTCTTACAGCAGGGCTTGCTTATTATATTGCTTTAAAATATGCGCCTGAAAGAACGCAAATTTTAAAGATAGTATATGAAGAAGAATTTAGAAGAGCCGCTGATACTAATAGAGGAAATGTAAGTTCACACTTTGTACCAAAAATAGGCCTAACGGCAGGAACATATTAATGGCTAGATATTCATCAGGAAGATTTGCTTTACGTATTTCTGATCGAGATGGACAAGCTTATCCCTATAATGAAATGGTCCAGGAATGGACAGGGGCCTGGGTTCATACTTCAGAATACGAGCCTAAATCCCCTTTATTAAATCCTACTAATCATCCTACTGATGCTCAATCTTTAGCACATGCAAAACCACAAGTTGTTTCTGCAAGAGTTTTTTTAGGAGGACCACAAGGACCTGCTATAACTAATGCTGATGAAATACCACTTGGACAATATAACAGTGGTGGAGATGGATTGGCCGTCAATAGTTTTCAAACATTAGATGAAACTTTCACTGCTTATCATGCTAATGGAACTAGTTATGTTGGTACCAGAAAAAGTATGATGCCATTAAGTATGCAACAACCCAATAAGAAAACACAATTGATCTCCCGAACTGGAAATGTTACAGTGACCACGTCATGACCGAATATTCAGATTTAACAGATAACGTAAGAAACTACACAGAAACAGACACCAATGTTTTGTCTAACGCAATTATTCAGCCTTTTATTCTTTCTATTGAAGATCAAATTATGCGTACCGTGGATCTTAATTATTATCGTAAATACGATTATTCTACATTGACCATAGGAAACGCTTTTTTACCATTGCCTTCCGACTGGCAAGCCACTAGGTACATGCAACTTTATGACGCTAGTGCGGCGGAACCAGACAGAACATACTTGCTTCAAAAAGATATTTCGTTTATGAATGAATACTGGCCCGATAGAACGGCAACAGGTACCCCTAAGTTTTATGCTATGTGGGATCAAGACACTCATTATATCGCGCCAACACCAAACGTTGCTCTTAATGTAGAGCTCGCTTTCACGTATAAGCCCGATGGCTTAACAAGTAGTTTTACATCTACTTGGTTAAGTCAGAATGCTCCTAACGTGCTTTTATATGGTTGTATTTTACAAGCTCTTGGATACTTGAAAGGTCCAGCAGATATGATACAATACTATGATAAAATGTTTAATCAGTCTGTACAGGCTCTTGCCACATATGAGATGGGGCGTGACCGTAGAGACGAATTTCGGGACGGCGTTATTCGTATCCCTCTCGAATCAAGGAACCCATAGGAGATTATTATGGCAATAGTTCAAGCTGTATGCAACAGTTTTAAAGTGGAGATCCTGAAAGCCCTACACGATTTTACGGGCACGACAGGGAACGCTTTTAAACTAGCACTATATGATAGTGAAGCGACATTAGGAAAAGCAACAACTGTTTTTCAACAAACCGATGAAGTCGGAGCCTCAGGCACTTATGCAGAAGGCGGCGGAGCATTAACATCAGTAACACCTGTATTATCAACTGATACGGCTGTGTGTGATTTTTCACCAGACTTATCATTTACAACTGCAACTATTTCAGCACAAGCTGCTGTAATTTACAATAGTTCAACTGTTACAGGTTTAACAACCAATGCATCTGTCTGTGTTTTAGATTTTGGTGGTGTAAAAACTTCAACCGCAGGAACATTTACAATTACGTTCCCTGCTGCCGAAGCAACTGCTGCAATTCTAAGAATCGCATAGGAGAATAAATCATGGCTGTCTCAGGCTGGGGGCGAGAGTATAATCAAGCCACAGGAACAGAGATTGGCTGGGGGGATAATCTTTGGGGAACCTTAACAAGTTCCTACGCTTTAACAGGGGATAGCGCTACAGCTACTGCTGGTGATGCTGTTGCGAGTGCCGATATTAATATTACAGTAACGGGACAAGGCTCTACATCTAGTGTAGGTGACGTTCTTACTTCTATTTTTGTAACTGGCGTAAGTGCAACAAGTTCCATTGGAACATACTCAATTACGGCTGATGCAACAATAACCATTGTTGCGGCTTCAGAACCAGAATTAGATGCAAGTACGGGGGATGTAGTAGTAACAACTAGTCCGACAGTAGCTCCTACGGGAACTTTATTAACATCTACTGCTGGTGATGCTGTTGCGAGTGCCGGTAGTATTGTTACGTTGACAGCGGCGGGACTGACTTCCTCTTTAGGGGAAGAAACTATCACCACGGATCAAAATATTAGTGTTACAGGGACGACTCTCACTTCATCCGAAGGCGATGTAACCCCAGCAGCAGGAGCTATTGCTACTCCTACAGGACAAGCTGCAACATCAGCAGTAGGAGACGCAACGCAAACATCTTCCTATGCTTTAACAGGGGTAAGTGCAACAGCCTCTCCTGGTAATCCAAGTACTGAAGCAAGCTCCACCTTGACTTTAACAGGCGTTGGAGGTACAGTCTCTACTGGAGATCTTGACATTATTAGTTGGAATGTTGTTGATGATTCAAACAGTTCTATTAGTTGGGTAGAAGTAACTAAGGCTGCGTAAAAGTTTTGACAAACTTAGTAATAATCAATAAAACTTATTTAGGAGATTAAATGGTAACTTATTCAACTGGTCTTAGAACGGAGCTACAAGTAACGGGAGAAAATTCTGGCACTTGGGGGACCATTACCAACAATAACTTTTCCCAGGTTTTTGAATTCGCTATCGCTGGTGTATATGCAGTACCTGCTCTTACAACAGGAACAGGGATAACATTAACCAATGCCGACGGACCCGATACCGCGGCCAACAACCAAGCTAGACAAAGTCAATTAATTTTTTCAGGGACTGTTTCTGCAGCTCAGACAATTCAATTTCCCGCTACACAAAAAACTTATGGAATTTACAATAATATTAGTGGTGGTGCGGCCATAACAGCACGATTAGGAGCCACAGGCAATACTATGAGTATTGTAAATGGTAAGTACCGTTTAGTTGCTACTGATGGTACTAACTGGTACGATATTTTTTCTTTAGCTGGATTAGGCGAAACATGGGTGGAAAAAGCAACTGGCGACTCCCCTTACACAGCCTCAGACGGCGATAATATTATCTGTGATTGTTCAAGCGGAGCAATTACCATAACATTACCCGCCTCTCCCACAATTGGAATGCAGGTAAAGATAATTGACGGTGATGGCAATGCGGGAACCAATAACATTACCGTTGATGGAGGATCTGAAAAAGTTCAAGGAGATGCAGCCGACATGATAATTTCTACTAACAGTGCAGCAGTTTCTCTGATATATTATGATTCAGGAAATGGTTGGAGGTTAAAGTACAATGACTAATCTACAGGATTTTACAAACAGAAGCGAAGTGGGCACAATCAAGCCTTGGGGAAAAACTACAGCCCCTAGCGGCTATCTCTTGTGTGACGGAACTGCTGTATCACGAACAACCTACGCAGAATTATTTGTCGTTCTTTCCACCACTTACGGAGTGGGCAACGGTTCAACAACATTCAACGTTCCGCAATTGCAGGGCAAGACCCCTCAGGGATATGACGGCAATACCTACAACTTGGCGGGAACGGGCGGTGCCAATACGGTAACCGTGGCGGTGACGAACAATCAGGCTGCGACTAATTCTGTCACCAACAACCAGGCGGTGACAGTAACGGGATCTATTGACAATACAGCGCTCACAGAGGCTCAAATGCCTGCCCATTGCCATAATTTTTGTACACAACTTGGATCAGGGGAACCGACAATGGTCAGAGACGGTCAGGCTGGAATGCTTCTACAAAGAAGCTTGGAAAGCGGTACCCCTCTCACCTGTCTCCCTGTTGGAATAACAGAGAACTGGAATATAGTTACTAAAGGATCAGGAACAGGGCACACTCATTCGCACACCTTGGCGGGAACAATGACGGGAACTGTGGCAGTAACTTCTACAATTACGGGAACGGTAACGGCAGCGGGAAACAACACTTTTTCACCGTATGTGGTGGTAAACTACATTATAAAACATTAGGAAAAATAAATGGCAACCCAAATAGTAATAGCAAACAAAGACTATATAAAAGTGGATGATAACTATCATATGTATTGGGTGGATAGAGGAAATGCAATGCCAGTTCTTCCTGATACGATTCATTATGTAATTTGGAATGATCTACTCGGACAGAATGAAATTCAAAACAAGGACGCCAGCGGAAATATGACGGGAAATATGGCTTTAAATTCTACATCGGATGCGGTGGCAGCTTCCACTGTAGCGGAATTACTCGCGTGGGCAGACACAAGAATGTCACAAATTAAGTCTGCGCAACTAGATAACGCTAATTACAAAGAAAATGCATCAATTGAGTGGGTAAAGGACGGCAATGACGAAGATAATTTTTGGGAAGGAAATTCGGCTACATCAAGTTATATAGATTGGTCTAAAATGTGGATTGACTTCGATGACGATTATTCTTAGAATTTAAAAAAACATTGAATTGATATTCTTGGGGCTTCCGCTGTTGGGGCAATCATCGACACAGCGTGTAAGATATTTTTAGGGTTAAAAACCATTTTATTAAACTCAGGAGCTTCAGCGTGAATTTTCTTATTTTCATCTTCCCATAAAAAAAGACCTCCCCAGTTGCGGTCCCAAAATTCATTTAAATATATTGTACAAGAAGCATCGTAAACCGAATCACTGTGAAAGGTTATGTGACTTCCTGTTTGCCAAAGGTAAAGATTAGAAATGAAAATGTAGTCTTTGGGCAAAATATTTGATTGCTTAAAAGCACTGTCTAATTTTTCACGAATTTTATCATAATTAACTAGATTTAAAATAAAAACTTTGCTTCCTTTTCCCACCAGATCCTCATCCCAACTTGAATTTGTTTTCCATACATTATTTGACAAATTATCATTAACTATTTTCATAGTCTCATCAATTAATTCTTTACTAAGAAAATGTTTTTTAACTATTAATGAATCCATTAATGAATCCATGTAATGATCGCATGTCGATCCCCGTTTGTAATAGGAGTTACGGCATGAGGAAAACAGAAGTTGCTGGGAAATACAACTGCGCTACCAGCTTTTTTATTAATTATATGTTCCCCCTTAAAAAAAGAAAAATCCCCTCCCGTATAATCATCATTCAATATTATTGAACAGCTCAAAACCCTAGGATTTAAATCACTATGATCTACGTGTAATCTATATTCCCCTTTTTCACTCCCTTTATAAAGTAAATGTTGATAACCAGTGTCTTCTGTATTTAAACCAGTGGAAAAGTGAGTAAAATCATCTCCGTATTTTTGCAGTATTTTCCCCACAATTTCATAGATGGAATTCTCAAATTTTTTATTTAAAATTGACTCGTAGCAGTTTCTGTCTTGGGATATGTCCCCATCACGTATCATAGCCCTTTTAAAATCACCGGGGTCTTTTATAATTTTTTCACGCAATTCTTTGCTTATCATGTTTTCATAACATTTTATATAATCTTGTATTTTTATCATTTAAAACTTTTTTTATGCCAAAACATTTTTTTATACTTATCTACCCATTCACTTTGTAATAAACTAATGGTTTTGGAATGAAGTTTTTCTAAATAAAAACCACTCCACATTGTCCATGATTCTCTTTTAAAAGGAATGACCTGAACCATGGCTTCCCCTTTTTTTATTAGAAACTGTTTCTCTCTTTTTCTTAAAATAAAAGGAAAATTAATAGTATTTATGTATGTATCGGTATCCACAATACCCGCTATAATTTCAAATCGTTCCTCTAGTCTATTTAGAGGTTTTATAAATAAGCAACTGTATCCTGGGGGAGTTTTTATTAACCATTTGTTGTGAAATTTACCTGCATTCTCTCCTGTTTTCTTGTGCCATTCTTTTGGTAATTGTGTCTTATTATGAAATCCAAAGTCACTTTGTTCTTTATTAGCGGGAACAACGCTAAAATCCTTTTCCACGGGATCTACTAGATAATCTTGATCAAAAGGAATAATGTAGCCCGCTGTCATTGAATCTAAAAAAGGCATGCAAGTTTTTAAAGTTGGCCTGTGTTGATTGTCATCGGTGAATCTAGGTAATTTTTTATATTCTTCGGGAATGAATCGGGAAGCGGGAAGAGGATGTGGCCAAACATCCAACATCTCTTTATTGATTGCACAAAATGTTATTTTTTTATTAAACATTTTTTTTCTCTTTGGGATCGACAAGTATAAAGTTAAAAGACATGGACCTTCTAATTTCACCTTGAGTTTTTGTTTTAAAAGGCAATACAAAATGTTGGTGTCTTGCTTCAAAGATGTAAAAATCACCAACTTTAGGGGTATGATAGTACGATGTTGATCCATTAACACCAATAAATCCCAATTGACCATCTTTAAATTTATGGGGATCTTTGGCGTCATTTATAAATTCAGGGATTTTAAGAAACAAAACTGTAGACCACCCATTTCCGTCATGGTGTATATGGGGAGGATTATATTCCCCCATAACCATATCATTGATCCAGCAACTAATTATTTCAATATTTCTAGGCCCATCTGAAATAATAAAGAATCGTGATTGATCCTTCATATAATCTTCAATACACTTGACAATTTGTTTATACGCAGCTGTGGATTGAAGAGAAGCTGTAAATTGCAGTTCGGACTCTAATCGTCCTGCCAATTTAGGACCGAAAGAACCTAAATTAATTTTTATTTTTTCATATTTTTTATTTAAATCATTTACGCATTTCTTGGATATAAAATACTTATTTACAAATCTCCCAGATATAATTTGCAATTTTTTCATTTTAATGTCCTAAAGTTAAAAGCCAGTGACATTCTTTCGTGTTTTGATTCTACCACCCTATGATAGGTGGTTCCGTCAAACAATAAAACATCACCTTTTTTGGGAATTACTTTTTTTCTTTGGTCTTCGGGATAAACAATAAATTCAATCTCTGAATTATCTTCAGTTAAATATAAAACCCCTGATATAACATCCCCGTGTATATGTGGTTCTTGATAACCGTTTTCTCCTAAAACATTAATCCAAGAATCAACAATCATAAAAGGAATATTTTTATTAAAAACTTTATATAAAAACCTTTTTATAATTTTTTCTAACTCGGCAGTTAAATAATTAAATTCTTCTATATCGTATAAAATATTCTTAGATATTTTTACAGAAGTTTGACTATTGCAGTTCCAGGTTCTTTCAGTAAATTTATGTTTATTGGTTTCAATGAAAGAAGCTACTGTCTCTAAAAGGTGGATATTCTCTATGGATGTAGAATATACACTTATTTTTTTTAAAACTATTTCCTCTATTTCGTTATTTAATGTCATCTGTTTTATCCATTATTTTTTCAGGGGATATTTGTACACAGTAAGGATACTCAGACTTCATGTTTATATTTTCTTTGTATCCAAATCTATCTGGAGAAGTTGCTCCCCACAGAACAATCCCCCTCTTGCCAAATTGTCTATTAGATCCCATATGGTGCAAGGCACTGTCTATGGCAATAAAAAAACTACAGTGTTTGGCTAGAATCATAAAATCTTCTCTGGTTTTAAAGAGAGGAACTCCTTCTTGATCATTAAATTTAGTTTCCCCCACAAATTCTTCCCTTTCATTAGAATGACTGAAAACAATAATAATATGCGCGGGAAATTTTTCCTTTAAGAGATAAATAAGTTCCTGACCATGATTATAGTTTCTGCCGGCATTAGAAAAATCATATGTATTTCCTTCTATCCCCTGGCCTCCCGTAAATTGTAATAGAATAAAGTCATTTAATCCCTTTATATGAGGCAACAGCATTTTCTCTTTTCTTTTATTGATGTCGAATGAGGGTCTTAAATCATTAACACTTATTTCATATTGATTGGCCCATTCTTCCACAACATGAGTTTCACCTTTTAAAAAGGAACTTCTATAAGGATCGTGGAAAAAAATATTATCGTATTTACTATAAAAGGGGTGGCAACTATCAAGAAAGCTATCATTCCTGAATCTAGAATCTGCTACTTGAGGACAAAAATTAAACAGTTCAGGATAACCCGAACTGATTACTAACTGGTGATTATATTTATTTACAAGTTCTTCAAAGAGAGCCGTGAACTGTAGATGTTTTCCCACCCCTCCCTCTATACAATGAAGGTTTGGTTTCATTTTAATAATCGTTTCTTTTTTCATCATAGTACTCTACTGCATAATTTACAGCGAAAGTTATGCGAGTACTGTCTGATAAGTTAGCAGTGACGGCATGCGTTAAACTTCCATTAAATACCAGTACACTTCCGTTTTTCACTTCCACGGATTTAATATTGTTATGAAGTGTCTTATTCCCTTCTTTTTTTACTAGTTGAAACCTATCCTGCCTTAAAAATAAAAAATCTGCCTTTGAATCTTCCACGTCTACAAAATAGACTACAGATAAGTGATTTCCATGATGGTGGGGAACTGTGTGGTTATTTTTTTCATACCAATTAATCCAGGAGTCCTGTACTCTTAGATTAGGCGCATCAAAATTTTCTCTTTCAATCAAACCCCCTAAAATCCCTGCTAATTCGTGAGTTAAGGATCCTATGGAAGGATACCGAAAATGGGAGTCCCATGCTGTTCTTCTAGCTTTAACGTTACAGGCCTCTTCGGGAATTGTTGTGTGCCCATGTAGTTCTTTATTGTTTTCTACGAGTATTATATCCTTAATTTTTTTACTCCATTTTTCGTGATTGGGCATCGTAAAAGAATATACCTCCTCTGTAAAAATGGTTGTTTTGTCTATGTGTGTCATTCTTTTTTCTGTTCCTTCCATATCACAATTTCCTTGTCAAGAAAACAATTTTAAAAAGTTCTATTGCTTTGGAACGAAATATGGTTAAATTGGTTCTCACCCAAAAATTTAAATCAGGAGAAAAAAATGGAAAATCAGGAAGTATTGAAGGCTATAGCTGTCCTCGCTGACAAGGTGAGCCGCTATCACGAACGTTTATTAGCTACGGAGAGAGATAATTTAAGACTAGAGAAAGAATTAAAAGATCATAAGAATGGGTGCGGGTGTGAGAATTCTTCTGTCATACGATCCTTAACTGACGAAGAAAAAAATATAAGTTTAAACGTAGATGGTAATGAGGCTGAATCTGAATGCTGTAGTGCTTAATCTTTAGGAACTTCCCCTACCATATCCGCCAGTGATGGAGCAAATATTTCTACATCACGTCTAATGTGTTCTTCTTTCGTTTCTGTTCCAGGATCAGCTACATCATTAGTAGCGTGTTCCTCTGAATCATATTCTTGATTTGTTTCTGTATTAGTAATTGTAGTCTCTGAACGACATCTTATATGAGGAACCATACGACCATCACCAGCATCAATTTCCCCCAAGACTTTTGCTTCTTCTATGATTTTAGCCATTGTTTCTCCTTTTTAATTCAATATTAAAACTTATCACAATTCTTTCTTCTTGTGAATTATTTTTCTCTACTTCATGAGTAAGCCATGAGGGGAAAAACAATATATCATTTTGCTTAGGTTTCCAAGAAACTCGAGAAGAGGTGTGGATGCTTTCCCCTGGTTTTTTAGGAGGAGCTAGAACTTCGCTTTGAGGACGAGGATCATGAAAAACAAGAGCCCCACTATCTTTAGGCACTTGTAGATAAAAGACCCCAGACATATTATTATAGGGGTGACTATGTAAACGATTACTGCTTCCTGGACCATTGACCACGGCCCACATACCCGTAATTACAGGGACTATTTGATCTATGATGAATAAGTGACTCATTGTCTCTTTCGTCATTTCAATTATCTCTGTTTTTATTTTAGCAAATTTCTTATCTTCATGTAAAAAATCATGGCTATGCCAACCACCATCCGTACTTTTTCCTTTAATACTTGTAGGGTCTTTCTCTTGAATATTTTTTATAACTTCAGTAAGATTTTCATAGCCTGCTAAATTTATAGAAAAGATAGGAGTAATAAATAAAGAATGAAGGTCGATTACAAATCCCCTTTTGTTATTTCCAGCACGCTTAAAGTAATATGAATTTGATTGGCTGCATTTGCTGTAATTTTAATGAGGTCTGATTCCTCCAGAACCAGAGGCTGTAATAAAACTTCATAGGTCGTATCGGTAGCAATAGTCTTATCATTAGTAATTTTATAGGTTGCCGAAGCACTGCTGTCCGTCCATTCTATGGTATACTCGGTGGTGTTTGCTGAATCATTGCACACAATAATGGACTTGACTACCCCCGTGGTTGGAAAAATAGGAGGAGTTCCTGTAATACCAGGAGCTGCTGTCGGAACCGTGTAAATGGTTGTTGGACCGGTAGTGGTCATATCTACACCAGTGTTTTTAAAGGTATCAGCCAAGGTACCAGCTCCTTCCCGCAGATTTATCTTCTATATCTTGAGAATAAGAAGTATTTAAATTTAAAATTAATTGTTCGAGTAAACGAATCATTTGATCAAATTGACTTGGTTCATATTGAGGTGTGGCGTTAGGGAAACGTGTAATTGTTATTTTAGCCATTATCTTCTTCCGTCCGGTCTAAGTTGAAGTTTCATAGATCCTAATCTCCAGTTTGTATCTCCCACTGTATCACTGGCAAAAGCTAGTTTTACTGATCGTCCTCTTCCTCTTATATCAAGTTTAGTCGTAGTGCTACTAACATTTCCTGTAGTGGTTTGACTTGTTGTTGATTGAGGATAATCCTCCAATGTTAAAGTAATGGCTACATTATTTGTTAGGGAAGTAAAGTCAGGAACAAATTTGCTCACTGACATAAATTGATCTCCATCCGCAATTTCAATTGATCCGGTTGTGAGAGAAGCCGTTAAAGCTGTTCCGTCTGCCTGGTTATTGCCCACCTCTTGATTATATACATAGGAAGCTCCTACTGTTACACCATAAGGAGTACTTGTTACCCCTGTACTTGTAGTGGCATTAGCCACTAAAGCAGCATTATATTGGGTAGCTATAGGATCTTCAAAAGTGTAATTTCCAAGATAACTTGTACGTCCTAATGTTGTAGTATACCAAGTATTTTCTAAATAATTATAGACAACAACTCTATCAATTTGTGTAGCGCTGCCTGAGGGATAATACCACATAATTTCATTAAATTCAGGATTAATGCCACAAGCAATATCATTTTTATTTGTGAAACTTAAATCATCATATACATAATCTTGAACGGAACATGGCATTTTTTTAACTACACCATCGTACATATAGAATGCATCATCACCCATCCAAAAAGCCTTACCATTCACATCAATGGCTGCATGCTGTGCTATCAATCCACAGTTAGCTCCAAGTTGTCGTTGACCAAATGTAAAAGGCGTTCCTACAAATTGAATACCGTGCAAGGATTGATCAGTCCATACTAGGATTTGACCTGTTGATGTTACTGCTCCTATGATCCGGGAACCATCAGCAATACGCAATGATCCCGCTTCATTTGTCGCTTTCGGTGCCCACTGCGTCAAACTTTCACGATCGGAAAACCTAAAAAATAAATCATCTTGAGTAGTGCTATCTGTGACCGTAGTGCATGTTCCAAATAAAAATAAATGTCTTGTATCGGACGATACTAAAGAAAAACGAGAAGCTACCGGGGCTGTTACACCAAGGCTCACGGCCCTAGTTGCAACCCCTCCTGAAGTATCCCATTGATAAGTACCTCCATTTAAAGCAGTAGCAACAAGATCTTCGCCAAAATTATCTAATGACCATTGACGAGCATTAAGAGTTACACTTGATGAAGACCTAGCGGTGCCCCATGTACTTAATCCCCATGTTAAAACACCCCAACCATATCCATAGGTAGATGTAGCAGGTCCAATAGAAATTTGATAAGTTGCCGTTACTGATCCCCCACCACTAGCCGTTGATCCTGTAGCATTAGAAGAATATGTTATTTTATAAGAGCCAGCATCAACAATTTCCGTAATTTCAAATTCATTATTAAATTCTATGCCGTCCACAACATTGTTGGTGGTAGTGTCATCAAATGTAACAAAGTCGCCTAATATTGCTCCATGCGATGCATCGGTTACAGTCACAATAGGACTACCACTTACTGTCGTAAAAGGATTTGTTAAACTAGCTGTTTCTCGAATAGGTGTAATATCATAAAGACCGCTACCCTCTAATATATATAATTTTCTATCGGTTCCTAAAGCAAGATATCTGGTTCCATTTAAACTAAACCAGGAATGCGTATCACGGACCACGCCAATAACAGTCTCGTTAGGGTTTGGAAGATATGTCCACCCTCTCCAACGTTCAGGTTTTCCGTAATGAAACCTTACTAATTGAGAGTCGATATAACGTCGATCATCTCCTGCCGCATAAGGAGAATCTTGTTTATCTACACCTGGTTGAAATTTTAAATCGGTTAATTGCATAAGACAACATACTAAATTATTTCTTCTTCGGTGGCAAGAATTGAGTACCTACATTGCCTTTAAAGGCATAAGTCCCATAGTGCGTCAGCCCACTCGTAATGTCAGCATATACGGTCCCACCAATTTTTTGCCATAGTCTACAGAAAGCATAGTCCTCTGACAAGTATCTTTTAGTCTCTGGTTCAACCGTGGTATCAAAAAAAGCATAATTCCAATTTGAATTATCATGATAATTAAATGTTTTATCGTGGGGATCATTTAAATGTTGATCCGATTTAAATTTTAATTCAGGGTAAGCTTTAGCCATTTTTTCAAAGACCTGTCTTTTTATCAACATAAATCCTGTAGCGCCGTCTAAGACTTCTATAAATCCTTTTTTTACTTCTACATGTTCTGGATTTTTTACATTAAGATTATATTGTAATGAAGAAGCTAATAATTCATTTTCTTTAATATCAGGTTTTTCTTTTACTTTTCGTATAACTTTTGTCCAATCAATAGTCTTTCGTGGATATACTCCTGTCACTACTTCTTCATCAAGTTCTAACATTCGCATAACAGTTCTTTCACTAAATCCAATATCAGCATCTATAAAAAGTAAATGAGTATAGTCAGAATGATCCATGAACAATTGAACTAGTGTGTTACGAGCCCTCGTTATCAAAGACTCATTTCCAATGGTACCAAATTGTAATCCTATTTTTTTTTTGGCTGCTTCTTCTATTAATCGAATACAACTTTCAAAATAGTTAATTGTCAGCATTCCTCCATAACAGGGAGTTCCAATAAATATTTTAGAACCCGGCATCTTTAGAAACCTTTTGCCTATAAAAAATATTTAACGTATAGCGTGGGGAACTTTCCCCTAATCCCTGTAAGTCCGTGTGCCATATTTTACTGCCATTAAAAAATAAAGCCCGGTTTTCTACAAATCCTATATGTGAGGAAAGTTTACTACCTATAAAAAACCCCGTTCCATTATTTAATAATGGTTCTCCCTTAACAAAGAAAAGAAAATTCGCTATGTTTCCTTTATCAGTATCGATATGTACTTTAGGTTCTCCTTGATTGTGGCGTAAATGTGCATGAATAGATATTGGTTCTAGATCTGTATAAGGAAAAAAGAATTCTTTAATACGTTGTAAGACCGGATCATTTTTAAATTGATGGAGAGGAAAAGTGTGTCTTTTGCCATAATGTTGTCCTTCTTCATTTTTTACTTCGGTATATTTTAAATTAATAAGTGTTTCTTGTAATGATTCTAATGTTTCAATACTAAAAAAATTATCTACGTATTGAACGTATGCTGTTTCCTTATTGTGTTGCATAATCTATTTTTAAATATTCTATTTTTTTTATCCATCCTTTTGGAATAGCGATAGCACCACCACCGTTATTGTCTCCCTTGTCCAAGCAAAAGGATCGCATGATCACGACCTTTTCCTCATTGTTCACGACCAACCAACCAACTTCCTGGCATAACGCCAAAGGGGCTTTTAGAATATCTTTTATTTCAAGCCACCCTGTTTCCGTATCACGTGCATCCAACCACGTCACACGGACCATTGGAGTCTTGTCAATATCAATCATTTCGATAATTGTTTTTCTTCTTCTTTTTTAATAAGGTGAAGATTAAACGACACGGATCGTCTTTCTTCATTAGGAGTTCTAAAAGGATAGACACCATGTGCTAACCAATTTGGAAATAAAAATATATCACCAACTGTAGGCGAGTGTTGAAATTTATGCCCACTAAATGTTGATGCTCTTCCATCGAACCAACATATATCACCAACTGTAGGATAATGATCCTCTTTTGCGTACTCTTTAGGTAAGCTTGGAGGAACCCGTAAATAAAACACACCTGATAGTTGGCCTTCATGAATATGAAAAGGATTAAAATCCCCTGCATATTGAGCAACTACCCACATAGATTCCATAACCAATTTACCTACAAATTCAGGTTTGATAGTTTCATTAGCAGGAGGAATAGAAATATAAGATTTAACCATCTCTCCTATAAATCCTATCATTGGAAGAAATGCATTTGTATCCATCCATTCAGTAGGGAAACGTACCTCTTGTTTAACATTTCCTGCTAGTGATCCTGAATGATCAAACTCTTTTGAAAGTTTTTCATCCTCTAACATTTCTGTTGCTTTAGTATCCATCAATTCAATTAAATGTTTAGGGAGTGTTCCTCTAATTATTGTTGGACCGAAAGGTCGAATAGCTTGGAACTCGATAGTTTCTTCTTTAGACTTTTTCTTTTTTGCCATTACTTTTTCGATCCTTCATTGATGTTTTTTTAAAATTTTTTATATTTTCTTGCACAAATTTCCACTCTTCACCAGTTAAAGGGCGACCAGCACTCGGATAAGAAGGAACCGTAATTATAGTTGGGGAATTTTTCTTAGCCATCATTCTTCCTTGTTTTGGTTTTAGCTATAAATATGTATTGTCATATAGCAATATTTTGCCTATAAATATAGAATTAAATTGGCGTATCCTACAAGTTTAGCCTTCTTGCTTATATTACCTACAATCATGACTTGCAAAAGGAGAACATGCTAAAGAAGATTTTTAAAATGGCTAAAAAAGCCGCCCCTGTAATTGGTGCAGGGCTAGGATTTTTATATGGTGGACCTATGTTAGGTTCGGCTATTGGTGGTGGACTTGGAAGTTTGATCTCTGGGAAAAGCCCTGAAGAAGCTTTAAAATTTGCAGCAATGGCAGGACTCACAGGAGGAGCTCTCAGTAAATTTGGTGGAATGCAAGGTGGTCAAGGACTAAGTGGATTATTTAATAAAGGAATGGCTAAAAGTGCACCTATGCTTACTCAAGCTGGAGGTAGTGCTACTCAAGCAGTGCCGGCAAAAGCTCTCGCAAAACCTAGTATATTTAGTAAGACTATGGGTTTAATAAAAGCTAACCCTTTAAAAAGTGCTATGCTTGGATTAGGACTAGGAGCCGCAGCGCAAGGTGGGGAAGAGTCAGGCACAATGGATATTGAAAAAGTATATGGAACACAAAGTCCTTTTAGAGATTTAGGACAAGCAGATATTGGACCTAATAGATTAGTGCCTTATGGTACTTCGAGTAACCCATATGGTTTAGCACACGGAGGAATTATTAGTTTAGCACAGGGAGGAGATTTTCCTCGTAAGACCGGACCTATAGCAGGACCAGGAACCGAGACAAGTGATGAAGTACCCGCGATGCTGAGTGATGGTGAGTTTGTTGTAAATGCAAAAACCGTTAGAGGATTAGGATCAAGGCTAGGGGGACAAGGAAGAAAAGATGAAAGAGATAGAGGATCTAAGTATTTATATGACATGCAAAACAGATATGGGACAGCGTAATGGTTGAAGTTTTAGAACAAAGAACTCGGCAACCCGAGTACATAGAAAAAAGAGCAGAGCAATTACTAAGCTCCGTTTATGGTGATCCTGCAGCCGTTCAAAAGGCGGGGGAATCACAGGAGGATTTTGAATTACGAAAATTCGGACGTGCTGGAGTTTCCCAGCCCATTCCGGCATTTCAGTTTGCAGGATTTACTCCTGAACAACAACAAGCTTTTCAATTAGCTTCAAGTGGAATTGGAAGTTATGCTCCTTATCTTCAACAAGCACAACAACAGGCGGGACTAGGAGCTACAACACAAGCTATTGGTGCAGGCACCATGGCTCAAGCTTCTCCCTACCTTCAAGGAGGGGCACAAGCTTATGATCCTCTATCCGCAAAAGCTTTTATGGATCCGTACCAAAAAAATGTTACAGATGAAGCATTAAAAGAATACCAACGACAAGCTGACATTGCTAAAACTGGTATTGCAACTTCCGCACAGAAAGCAGGTGCTTTTGGTGGATCTCGAATGGGTGTTCAAGAAGCAGAATTAGATCGTAACTTAGCGGATATTAAATCACGACGTGTCTTTGAAGACATGTCACGGAACTATCAACAAGCACAAGGCGCATCAATGGGTTCCTTTGCTGATCAACAAAAACGTCAATTAGCAGCAGGACAAGGACTAGGTCAATTAGGTGCAGGATTTGGACAACTAGGATTAGGCCAAGCAAGTGTTGCTAAAACTCAAGCAGGGCTCGGGGCTCTCGGCCAACAATTGGGTCAAGCAGATATTCAATCTCTACTAGGTGTTGGTGGAATGCAACAACAACTAGGTCAAGGACAACTGGAAGCGATCAGACAACAACAACTAATGGCTCAACGTGAACCTTATACTAGACTAGGATTTGCAAGTGATATCCTTAGAGGCGCACCAAGTGGACAAATTCAATACACTCAACAGCCACAAACTAATCCGTATGCGCAAGCTCTAGGACTTGGTATTGCAGGACTAGGAGCGATGGGTCAATATGGCCAAGCATTTCCTGATAGTAAAATAGGTGGATGGTTCTAGTGAATAGAAAAGTTTTAGATAGACCAATGTTTGCTCGCATGAGAGACGGCAGTGTTAAACCCGTTCAATATGCACAAGTAGGGTTGTTCATTCAAGGGGGGACGAAAATAGCACCTTATGTACCAAAAGGATTACAGGCAATTAAAAATACTTTACCTGCTATTATATCTGGAGGAAGAAATTTAATAACCAAAGGAAGAAATTTAATAAGCAAAAAAGCTTTTGATAAAGCAGGCGGAGGAACAGGCACGGCTGTGGGTCCTTACTTAGGTGGTGGAACAAGTCCCGCTCTTAAAGGACCAGGTTGGAAAACAATACTAGCAACAGGTGGTAGTTTATTAGGCTATAATACTATAGCTGATTGGGTGAGTGAAAGTGGAGATGAAACTATCAAAGAAGATCCTTATAAAGGTAGTGGAACAGAAGAAAGACCTAAAGATTCTCCTTCAGGAAAACCTAAAAAAAAGAAAAATGGAGAGCTTGATACATTAGATAAAGAAATTAAAAAAGGAACCTTAGATGATTTAATTACAGAAAGATTAGGTATATTTGAAAAACATTTAGGATCGGCACAAGACCAAGTAAAAGCTGGGGGCTTTGCGGCTTTAACAGAATTTGGTTTAAATCTTGCTAGTGCAAGAGGTGGAAACTTTATGGATAAGATTGCTCGGTCTGCTAAAGATCCATTAAAAACTTTTACGGCAATTGGTGCGGCAGCAAAAGATAGAGCGGATAAAATAAAAATGGCGGCAGTAGAAGCCGGTATTAAAGCAGATGAAGCACAAAAAGAAAGAGATGCAGATAGCACAGCCTCATCAGCCTTTAATCAAAACTTAGCTACATTAAAAGCTATGTTCACTACAGTTGATGGTGAACTTACTATTGATGCAAAAGATTTAGTTAATATGGCTAAGTCAGGGCAAACTACAACTAAAAAAGAATTCTTGGCAGAAAATTATAAAGCTTTTGCAGGAAAAGAAAATCCATCTACTTCTGTCATATTTACGGATAAGGAAATAAAAGACATATTAGAAAAAGGATGGGCTCTTGTTTCAGGAGAAGAGATAGTTACTAGCGGAAGTGGTGGAGGAACTACAGTAGAAGAAGAAGAAATTATTAAACTTGACTAGGGTGATGTATGGCAACCTATGAATATGAAGGTCAAAAATATCAATTAAAAGATGGGCTCTCAAAAGAAGAGGCTAAAGAAAAAATATTATCTTTTGTAAATCAAAACCGTGCAGGGCACATTGAATCAATAGCAGCAGGTGCTGTATCAGGATTAGGTAAAGCCGCAGAAGGAATCACGACCCTCGGTACAACGTTAATTGATCTCGGTGTAGGTACAGAGCTTACAGAAAAAGTACAAAAAACTTTCGATGATTCTGATTTTTTAAATAAAGTAGAGGATCTAGCTGATGATAGATGGACAGGAAAAATGACTGAGGTATTAACTCAGTTAGGTGTTCCTGGTGGTGTAGCTTTAAAAGGAGCTAACATGTTGGTTAAGGCTAAAAATGCAGGTAAACTTTCTAAATTTGCAAAGAAAATGCCTACTCTTACAAGAATGGCTGCAGTAGGTGGTGCAGAGTTAGCAGCAAAAACTGAGGACTTAGGTACATTAGGAAACCTAGGAGACAATTACGGACTAGGACTTACTAAAGAAAGAGAAAGCCAAGGAGAAACAGGAAGACTAGAAGCCATAAGAAATTTAGAAAACAGATTTAAATTTGGAATGGAAGGAGCATTAGGTTTTGGTTTATTTGAAAAAGCTCTTGTTCCTTTAGTAAAAGCTACAGTAACTAAAGCTGTACCTGCTGTTAAAGGAGTATTTAGTAAAGCAGGAAGTGGACCTAATAGAACTACAAGAATAGTAGATGAAATAGATCCTAAAACAAAACAACCTACGGGAAGAAAAATTCCTGAAGTATTACAATTAGAACCAGGATTTCAATTTAATAGTAATCAAATTCTTCGGTTTATGGATAAATTTATTATGGCTCCTTTACGAGCAAGAGGTTTTGAAACTCCAAAAATGTTTGAAGCTAGTAGAAAAATGATTGGTGAACAACGAGCTGCCATGGAAACGGCAAGATCTATTGTAAGAGAATTAGAAAATGATGTTCAAAAATTTGTTCAACCATTAGGTGGGGCTTTAGATAGTGTAGGTATACAGAGAAGAGAAGAAGTAATGGAGACAATTTATGATTTTTTAACTGCTTCTCCAAATAAAAAAGCAATGTTTCGATCTAAGCTACCTTCAGAATTAATTGAACAAGCTGAAAAAGTAAGATCACATGTAGATAATTTAAGTGCTAAATTAGCAGAAAATCCTTTAGCTCAAGGAGCAGGAGATGCTTTTATTAGAGCCGTGTCTTCTAACATAGGGGAATATTTAACAAGAAGTTATAGAGCATTTGGTTACGAAACAAAAAAAGATTGGAAAAATCTTCTTTACAATACAGAAAAAGGAGAAGCTATTTTAAATGAAGCAAGAGCATTTATTGCTCAAAAAAATCCAGGAGCATACGGTGATGTAATAGGAGGTAAGTTTGTTCCTTATAGTGGAAACACAAGAGAAGCAATGGAACAAGAATTAGATGTTATTTTAAGTGCAGGAAAAATGAGTAAATTAGGAGATGAACTTACTAGACTAAAATCAGTTGATGATGCAATATTTAAAACACGTGAGCAAGTCCCCGAACCTATTAGAAAATTATTAGGAGAAGTTAAAGATCCTAGTGTACAATTTTTAGAAACCTCAGCCAAAATAAATAATTTTTTATCTTCATCTAAATATTTTGAAAACGTGGCTGAAAATGGATTGGATAGATATTTTTTTAAAAATGCTACAGCCACAGCAGGTCGACAAAATTTTACTACAAAAATAGAAACGGATGCATGGAATCCCTTAAATGGGTTATACACAACACCTGAAATTGCGAGTGCTATTCATCGTGTAGCTAACACTGCTAATAAACCAGGTTTTATTGAATCCGCATATAAAGGATTATTACTAGCACCTAAAGCCGTAATACAAGAATCTAAAACTACACTTTCCCCTATTACTCATTTTAGGAATATAGCGAGTGCTTTATTTTTTTCAGGTATAAATGGAAATTTATTTAATCCTCGCACTGTAATGAGAGATTTTCAAAGATCTTATGCCATAACTAAAGGCATGACAAAAAGCCAATTAGAATCTCAGGCGGGAAGAAAATTATTTAAAACAAATACTGATTATGAAAAATTTTTAAAAGAATATACAGAAATGCAACGACTAGGAATTGTAAATACAAGTGCAAGACTTGGAGATTTAACCGGTCTTATGGATGATATGTCAAGAGGGTTAGAAAATTTAACTGAGGAAGGTGGGTTTTATAATCTCTTAAAAGGTTGGAATAAAAAAATTCCAGGCTTACGAAGACTAAGGGAGGGAGCTCGAACATTATATTCGGCTGAAGATGATTTTTATAAAATTCAAAATTATTTTTCCGAACGAGGAAAATACAAAAGAGTTTGGGATAATCTTTATGATACAAATCCAAACGAGTTTGTAAGAAAATATGGTAATACAGCACGAGAAAAATATGGAATTACTGATTTATTTAAACGAGAAAACTATGATAGATTTATTAAAGAAACAGCAGCAGATACTGTTCGTAATAACATACCCAACTATGATTATGTAGGAAAAATAATAAAAGATATAAGAAAATTACCTTTTGGAAACTTTGTTTCTTTCCCGGCAGAAATAATTCGAACAGGAATTAATACTACTAAACAAGGAATAAGAGAATGGCAAGATCCTTTAACTAGGGGTATTGGACTGCAACGATTAGCTGGTGTAGGTATATTTGGATTAGGCGCAGGAAAAATTGCAGAAGAGGGAGGACAATTTTTATCGGGGGTAACAAATAAAACAGTCAATTCCCTAAAAGAATTTTTACCTCCATGGTCAAAGAACTCTACTCTTGTACCAATTAAACAAGGAGGACAAGTTTATTTTATTGATTTCTCCCACTCTAATGCCTATGATTTTTTAACAAGGCCTCTTCGTGCTGCAATGAATGGAATGAATGAAGGAATAGAAAATGAACAAGGTGTTTTAGCAAGTGTAGATGATGCAGCAATTCAAGCGGGAAAAGAATTTTTACAGCCCTTCCTTTCGGAAAGTATTATTACAAAATTGTATATGGATGTTTTTGTTAGAGGTGGAATGGACAGAAATGGTAGAAGGATATGGAATCCTAATGATAATATAGGAACTAAAGTTGCTAAAGCTATAGGTAACGCAACAAAAGTAGCAGCACCAGGATCTTTAAATCAATTTTACAGAACATATTTATCTGGAGTAGGTTCGGTTCAACAATATAATAAGGGATATAAATTTCTTAATGAAGCAGCAGGATTAATTGGATTCAGAATTCAAAATCCTTTTGTTGAACAAGGTCTTAATTTTAAAGTGAGTGATAATGAAAAAAATTTTGACAATGCAAAAAAATTATTTACTAAAGTAGCTTATGATGGCACGTCTACACCTGAACAAATAGTAAGAGCATATCAACTAGCGAATGAATCTAAAAAAGAAGGGGACAAAGCTTTGTTTAAACAAATTGAAGCGGCAAAAAATTTAGGAATGAAAGATGCTGATATTTTAAAATTATTACGACAAAGATTAGGGAAGAGTGAGGCAGGAAGAATTTGGAACAATCGAGGTAGCCCATTTAAAGTTCCTAGCTTTGTTAAAAAAACAATTATAGAAAATGCAGCGATAAGAAACCAACCTAATCCATTGTCATTACTTAATAAATTATGGTCAGATATTTTTGTTAATTACAGGCAAGGAAGATTATTTGAAAATCCTGAAAACTTATTTGAAAATATTATAAATCTTCGTGAAGAAGATAGAACTCCTAATGTTACACAGGAAAGCTTTACAGATGCATATCAATCTAGTGCTAATCAAATTCCTTCTAATGTATCGGAAACCGTAGAACAAGTAGATGTATCTTCAATTCCTACAGGAAACCTTATTAACCCATCAGACGTATCTCAACTTGCAAAGAGTGGGGATATTGATATAACTGAAGCTATCGCAGCAAGGAGAACCTAATGCCCCCTAAGAAACGTAGAAAATTACAGAAACGATCCACAGCCACTAAGCAGAGGCATGCTACCGCCAAGAGAAAGCGCCAGAATACTGGTGGAGACGCTCGTTCGGCATACCTTGCAAGGCAAGGCTCCAAAACTCGTAAAGACAAGATCCATGATATAGAGCAGAGCGTAGGTAGCCTTGACAGAAGAATCAATAAGGCCATAGAAGGCGGTAATCTGGATCAAGCGAAGGACCTCCGTTCCAGGCAGAATAAATTCACTACTAAACTGGGACTCGAACGTGCCATAGAAGGTGGAGGCGTATTAAGAGACAAAGAGGGAAGAATTGTTCGTTCCTCTAGAACAGGGCAACCTGTTATGACTACTGCTGGAAGAGATATATTTTCCCAAACAAAGGATATGGACTTCATTGATCCGACCAGACGGATTCAGAATGTCGGAGGAAAGGCCTACGGTCAAATGTATCCCATCTCCAATTATCTGCAAAAGGGACCTTTGGTAGCACAGGGATTAAAAAGTTTATTTGATAAGGGAAAGCAAAGAGATATTCCCTATACCGATCCTATGATGCCGGGGCAACGTTATCCTCTGGATGAAATAATAAAACAAGAAACTATCACGGAAGAAGAACCATTTTTTGGTGGAAGAAGTAGAGATCCTAATTACGAGCAGCCTTATCTTTCTTACCCAGGATACAATGAGGAAGTAAAAATAACGGACTTAGGAGAAGTAGGTCCTGACCCTTATGGCATATTAGAAAGTCAAGGCATTGATGAAAACTTTATTTCTCCCGGTGGAGAAGTAGGTAATACAGCACTACAATTAGCATATGATGATGAGGCAGAAGCTGCTTTGCATAAAAATTTAGCTTCCCATTTAGATTCCGAAGGAAGATACACAGACAAATTACCCAATCCCTTTTTCTATGATGAACAACAAAAAAACAAACTAAGAGCAGAAGCTATAAAAAATCAAACACCATTAACTGAAGCTCAAATAAAAACTTTAGAGGATAAAGGAGTTAGTCGTCATTTTGATCATTTGTATCCTAACACACCTTTAACTAATCAAACATTAAGTGATGTTGTAGATCGTGAGAACACAACATGGGGACAAGTAGGTTCAGATGCACTAGCAGGTACATTAGATACAGTAGGCTCTCTTTCAGGCTTAAATTATTTTCCTCCCTATGATAACATGGTTAATGCGGCGCAGAATTATGCGGATAGTTTGGATATGACGGAGACAAGTACGGAAGATATAAATAATAATATAGCTGCGGGTAAAGCTCAGTTAGCCGAACAATATGATTGGCTTAGTGAAGATCAAATTAATAGTCTTTATGACTATAATAACCCACAAAGCCTTTTTTAATGTTAAGCGTTCGTGATTGGATATGGGTAGCCTTCATTATAGGGGGCATCGCTTTTACAAATGGGGTGCTTTCCACACGGGTCACGGCCCTTGAATCACAGATCCAAGATTTGAATATGCTTCGTCTTGACGCACGGCTCTCGGTTATTGAAGACCAACTTAAACGACTTAATAATAAAGTAGATACTCTCCTAAACCCTTAGACCTACTTTAAATATGGTAGGATATTCCCTATAGATATACTTAATAGTATCCTTAACTTTGTAGACATAAAAAGGATCAGTGGCATAGCTGTGAAGGGTATCAACCAAGGCATCAATGTCTACATCTCTTCCGATAAACTGCTTGAGGCGTATCTCCCGGTATTCCTTGAAGAAGCTGCTGGTATTAAGCATGGTGATGTAATCCGCCACGCTTTCGCATTTTCGTCCGTAAATCTTTACCCGAACATTAGGGTCGTTAAGGGCTTTTATGTGAGGTTCCGTTGGATTAGACTCACCAATACCATAGAAGTTATTGCCCAATTGAGCAAAGCGTGACTTACCCCAATCGGATTCCAATGCAGCCTGTGCCATGCTAATGACAATAACCACACGCTGTTGCGGTGGAATGACTGCGTTGAATGACTGCGTACACTGGACAATGCCTTCAACAAATTCATCCCGGTTGTCATATTCAAAATCAAAATTACCAATAACTGTCTGACAAAGCAAGAGCAGTGTCGCACAAAAGCTTGAAATAATATTCATTACTCGCTACCTTTTAAATCATGACTTATTAAACTAACCATGTTTTTTTTTATAAGCAATCATATTTTTTAAGATTTCTATTCTTTCTTCAATTAAACCAAAAGATATATTACAAGCATGACACAGTAAACCCCGGGGTAATAGTGTGTTACTTTTCTTATATTGTTGTTGTTTATATTTATGGTCATGGTCAATAACTAATTGATTCAATCTACCCTGTCCCTTTATTCGAGCAGGAGCTTTGTCTTTTTTCCTTTTACATGTAACACATATAGATTTTTGTTTTTCAAACCATTCAGCTATTCGACTTCCCCATGTACTTTTAATTCTAATAATGCGAAGTTCTAACCGTCCCTTTGCTGTCATTCTTTTGTTTTTTTGAGACTTTAATTTAGATTTAAGAGAAGCAGCTTTACCTTTAGGGGTCGCTATATATCGAGCTTGTCTTTTATTAGAGACTACCATTATTAACAGCTTCACCCCACGAAGGACCGATCTCGGCATCAACCTTCGATGGAACTCGTAGTTCAATTGCATGTTCCATTACCTCAATGATCTTTTTCTTTTCTTCTTCGGAAGAAAATGAAATGTCTAACTCATCATGTACCTGGATCATAGGAAGAATCCCTTCTCTATATAATTTGACCATAGCCGTCTTTGTTTGATCGGCTGCTGATCCCTGTATTAATCTATTCAAGGCTTTATATGTCCATGCACGTTTGATTTTATTCATGCCCCCATATTCTACTTCTGCTTGTTCTTTTGGTAAAGCCTTATGAACTCCAAAATGAAGGGGTTCCCATAAATGAAAGCGACACTTACGACCCGAAATCGTCCTAATATACCCTTTATCACTAGCTCTTTTCATTGTTCCATCTGTTAAAGCTTTTACAAATGGAACAGTAGAGTGGTATTGCTTGAACACCTTATCAATATCATCTTTATCTAGCCCTAATTCGCTCATGAGCTTTCCCTTACCCATGCCATACATCATACCAAGATTAATCGTTTTAGCCTGCTTACGGTCTATATTAGCCATATCCGCCACAGCTTGATGGAAGTCAATATTATTTATTGTATAATCTTCTACTAATTGATGGACACTACTAACTTCCCAATTAGAAACAGTACTTACCAGTGCACCATAATGGACCAATAATCGTGGTTCTTGTTGTGAATAATCAAATATTCCCCACTGTTGCCCCTCTTCAGGAAGAAATAATGATCTTATTTTAGGACTAACTTTAGGATTTCTTGCAGGAACTTGCTGCAAATTGGGATTTTGCATGCTTAATCTCCCTGAAATAGTACCACCTGTTTCCGATCTCAATTGATTGACATCAGCATGGATACGTCCTTTGTGTGCATGCTTTAAAATCGAATCAATAAAAGTAGTATGGGCTTTATTCATTTCCCGGGCATGAACTATTCTCTGTGCAAAAGGATGGGAATGTGTCGATAAAAAGTTCTTATCAAAGCTAGGCAATCCTGTTGATGTTCTATTGTAACTTATCTTAAGCTTGTCAAAAGCTTTTTGAATTGACAATGGAGAGAGAATCTCCATTGCAAAACCACATTCTTTATGTAAGCTATGTAATATCTTCTTCTCTGTATTCTTAAAATCTTCTTTAACACGTTCGGCTTTATCGATGTCAACACGGACTCCTCTCTTTTTCATTTGAAACAATATAGGTAACAACTCTGTTTCCAAATTAAATACAGAAGTTAATTCCTGTTTAATTAATTGCTGTTTAAAATATTGCCACAGTTTTAAAGTAACAGTAGCATCTTGTTCAGCATAAGGACCTACATACATAGCCGGTAGTAAATGCATTTCAGCTTTAGCATCTACACCAAAATCTTTAGCCGCTTCATACAAGCCAGCTTCTGCTTTTGTTTCTCCTATGTATTCCTTAGCTATTTCTTTTAGTGAATAATTTCTTCTATTCTCATCGATGAGAGGAGCAGCAATCATGGTGTCAACAATCCTGCCTTTTACTTCCAGGCCCATGGTGCTTAACCATCCTACATCATAGACGGCGTTATGAAATATCTTATCGCATGGTAGATCTAATATCTTTTTTAATTGTCGTTTAAAAACTTTCTCATCAAAGTTACCACCGCCGGGATGAGCAAGAGGAAAGTATCCTTTCCATCCCTCCACGGCCAACGCTACACCAATAACTTTTCCTTTTTTAACAGCCCAACCGGGTCCTGTAGTTTTTAATCCAGGATCATGAGTTTCTAAATCAATAGCAATCTCTGTTGCTTCTTCTAGATTAGGTATATTTTCTGGAGGTATCCACTCACTAGGGGCCTGGAACAAAGATGATTGTCTCATTATTTTCCTTTCTTTATATATTCTGCCGTCTCTCTTCCCCGCTTTTCTCCTTCAGATTCAAATGATTGATTACCTTTATTTGTTCGTGCTTCTATCTCGCCTGCAATAGCAGCATAAGCAGCTAAATCTAAATAGCTGTCTTTTTTATGTGCATGCATTAGTCTCGCCACTTTAACTAAAGCCATACACATTGCCACATCATGGGGAGTTATAGTTTTTCGGAGGAAAATAGACCACAACGCAGCAATGTTCTGATGATTGGTAAGCTTATCGCCATAGTCATCATTGCGATTGCCACCTATTAATTTGTTTGCTTCTTTTAAAATTTCTTGTGAGATCATTTAAAAAATCTCTCTAAACTCACGAGTAGATTCTGATTCGATAATATGTAATGATTTTTTTGCCCTAGTAACTCCCACATAAAACACTCGCCTCTCGTCATCCTGTTGCAAAAAATAGTTATCATCAACTTTTTTTGGTAAATCCGTCAGTACCATAACATTGTCTGCTTCGCCACCCTTAGCTGCATGAATCGTAGATAATTTTATATTCTTCGATACATTAAAATCTTTATGACGCCGTAGGGCAGCATTAATATATATCTGCTGTGATTCCGGGATGGTATCCAATGCCACGTACCAGGGTCTTTCCTTATGAACATTGAGCCCGTGATGCAGTATTAATTCATCATGGTCATAATCTATTTCTTCATTAGCACCACGCAGCTCTTTGTATCCATGAGCAATATGATTGTTCCCGGACATATAATAATACATATCCTTTACCATTCGAAAAGGAATACAACCTCCTTCTTGAATTTGTTTCCAACCAATAATGGCATTCAGCATTTTTTCTGACACACTGGAACGGTTATATCTTTCAAAAAACAATCCTCTTGTTTTAAGGTCCTCGGCCAACTGATCTAATAAATAATTTGTTCTTGCTAATATTAACCAAGTTCCATCCGTTAAATTCATATGATGATTTAATCTTGTCCGATGATATTCAACAGTTCCTTCTTCTTCTCTTGGTTTCCATTCTTTCTCTACTCTACTTGTTATAGGAGTAATAATCTTTTGTGCAATTGTATGAACCTTCTTAGGAATCCTATAAGATTGATTTAAAATCTCTCTTTTTGGAACGGCATTTGATTTTCCTATCTTCTTTAAACGGCCAATGTCAGCACCAGCCCAATTGAAAATAGCTTGGTCATCATCCCCCGCTATATAGGCACGGTTAGCTTTACGAATAAGTTGTTCCACCATTTGCCATTGTATCAAACTTAAATCCTGGGCTTCATCCACAATCACAACATCTAGAGTGGGGGGAGTATTCATTTTAATAAATTCTAAAATCATATCGGTATAATCAAAGAGCTTATGTTTCTTTTTGTATTGTTTAATTCCTTTATCAATATAATTTAAACGATCAAAGCCTCCGTCAATATGCATACCACTTCTCACAAACCGGTTCTCTAATGACACTCCTTGGATCTTTGATTGATCTATTAAAGTAAGATACACATCTTTAGGGGTAGAGACACCAAGGTCATTAATGGATTTATTGGGGTTATCTATTTTAATTTGCAACCAATCAGAGACTTCCCGGTAATTTAAATCACTCATAACATCCCCTGTTTTTAAATTAAGGTGATGATAAGCAAGACTGTGGAGTGTTCTAAAATAAGTAAAATCTTTTTTATCTAATCTAAATTTAACCATGGCTCTTGTAACAGCCTCTAATGCAGCTTTTTTTGTAAAAGAAAAATAACCAATCTTATCAACGGCTGTGCCATTGTTAATTTCCTCTTCGACAATATTTAATAATCTTGTTGTTTTACCTGTTCCAGGAGGACCGAAGATAGTCATAACTTTTTCTCCGTGTCTATCGTTTAGAATCATTTTCATCCTGCATTAACATTAAATTTAACTTGATCATCTTTAGATCATTAAGTAACATTCGCCTCGTTAATTTTTTTCTTTTGTTTTCAGTCTTAGCTACAACTTGTGCAGCTATAGTTAGAGTTTCTTTAATCAATTTTTCCATCTTTTTCCTCCTCATCTAAAGCAACAGCAACATCTAAAGGTTTGTGAAGATTTACACCTTTCTTTTTCCATCTCTCTCTTCTCTTTCTCCACCCCTCTAAATTTTTAACATCTCCTCTTTGTCCATCAGTCGATGATGGTGTCGGCCATCGTTTTAAGGATTGATTGTCCGATGTAGTAGGGGATTTGGGGGACGAGACTGTTTCCAAGTGATTTAAGTCGGTCCACTCGCTTGGGTATCCCATGAGCCACTCGACCCACATCGGGTTCAACGCTCCACCACCCTTGATCCATTGATCCTTGTCGCTCCTCGCCACTTTCTGTGGCAGTAAATTTCGATCCGAATTGATTACGGCTTTTCCACTGTCTTTCCAATCCCTCGCTGTCGGAGTTGGCCACTTGGCTACTGACTCCTCCAACTTCCCTCTTTGTGTTCCCCTCTTTTGAATATTCTCTGTCTTCTCTGCCATCGCTGCCGATGCTCTCGGTGTCGGCCACATCTCCGTTGTTGGTTTTCCGTACTGCACTTGCTCGGCTAGATTCCCTGGGGGAACTGTCGTTCTTCCTATACTCTCCCGGTATTTCTTTCTCTTCTCCATTGACTCTTTGCTCCTCGTTGAAATTGTCGTTGCGCTCGGAGTAAGCCACAATCCAGATTCTTTCTCTTTGGTGGTTGGCGCCGACGCTCGAAGCTGAAATACTAAACGGTCGGACGGAGTAATTTTCACTTTCCAAGTCCTCGATAACGGAGTCGAGACCGAGTTTAATGTGTCCACTAACGTTTTCTCCAATAACCCAAGTCGGCCTACATTCTTTGACAAGTCTAAAATACTCTGGCCAGAGGTGTCTCGGATCTTCAACGCCCTTTTGTTTTCCTGCAACCGAGAACGGTTGGCACGGGTATCCCCCTGAGATGATGTCGATTGGAACAAGTCCGTCTGATTTAAGTCTGTCATAATTCAACTCCTTTATATCTTTATATTGTTTAACATATGGCCAATGTTTTTGCAGAACCTTTCTTGGATATTCTTCAATATCACAGAACGCCACTGTTTCAAAGCCACCCGTGGCTTCAAGCCCGAGACTGAAGCCACCGATACCACTGAATAAATCTAAGTGTTTTAATTTCATATACCTATTTTGACATTGTTTTTAGAGTACCACTCCATTAATTTTTTTTGAGGATCAGTTAATTTAACCTCTTTGTCTTTTTTTCTTTTACGATTTACTTTTACTCTAAATTTTTTATTTTTATTCATTTGTCACTCCTTTTTTAAAAATGAATATCCCATTATATCTTATGTTAAATAAAAAGTCAAGGAAAAAATTTTCATTTATTTCTTATCAAGCTGCCCCGTCGTATTCGGATGACTCCAATAATCTTTTCGTGTGCGGCTATATAACCGATAGCATTCATCGCAGTAGAAATG